TTAAGGATAAGAAGTTGTGGACTGAATATTTTGGAATTGGGGCTGTACCCGATCCGCAACTTTTCAATGGAACCATCCAGTTCCAGAGTGTTTATCCTACTTATCATTACCGGGTTGAAACCAAGGAATATGCGGGTGGAATTGTATGCGAACGCAAATTCCTTGAAGGCCAGAGATATGAGAAGATTGATGGAGACACCATCGGATTGGCAGAAGCAGCAACTCGGAAACGGAATAAATTAGCCGTTGAACCTTTTGCTTATGCTGATTCAAGCGCCTTTACTTTTGTGCAATCCGAAGAAGGTGTAGCCTGGGCTTCTAATTCTCATACTACTAAAGCGGTAGGAGTATCAACTTCAACCGGTTTTGATAACCTTGCTACATTACCTTTTAATGCGGTGAATCTCGAAGTCTTACGGCTTCAACACGTTCGGCTGAAAAATGATATTGGAGAATTAATTGACATTAATCCCGATACCATTATTCATGGTCCTGGACTTGATGAGGCTGTATGGCAAGTAAGAACCGCCGAAGGTGATGTAGATAGTGATTTAAACAACCAGAATTTCCAGCGTGGGAAATGGAAAACCCTTCGCCTTCCTCAACTTGATGCTTATTTTAGCGGTGATTGTAAAAGTTGGGGAATTGCCGATAGCCGATTGCTGAAAAAGTTCCTCATCTGGCATGATTTCATTCCGATTGAATTTGAAGCATGGAATGATCCATCTACTAAGATGAGACAGTATTCCGATTATTTCTCTTGCGGCAATGGGCCGATCGGATGGCAAGGTATCGTGTGGAGTGTTGTAACTTAAAAACTATTAACGGGGAGGAAGGGTGGCCTTTCTCCCCCTATAAACAAAGGAGATTAAAATGAGTTATTTTAATGCAAGAAAAAATACTTATGGTGATATTGGAATCCCAGGAGTGTCCGATGTTTATCAAGTAACAACTACTTCGGCATCAGCGGGTCCGAGGGATTTTTGGGACAGATGGTTTAAACCGCGAAGTAATGTTTATCGAACGGTTAAACTTGCCGAGGCTGCATTGACTGGAGGAATAAATGAAGTTGTGTTTTTGTCTCCAGAATCCCATTCTCTTGCCGAAACTTTGACCTGGGATAAAAGCATGAGCCATTTGGTTGGGCAATATCCATTATCAAGAATGGCCCAACGTTCAAGGATGGGAATGAGTACTACTTTTACTCCAATGATTAGTGTTACTGGACAGGGAAATCTCTTTAAAAATCTTTACACGATGCATGGTACTGTAGCCGGAGATTATGTCGGATGGGCAATTACCGGGAATCGAAATATCTTTGAGAACGTTCATTTTGCGGGGCCAATGATAGCTGCACAAGGGGGTCATGCGAGCTATGAAGGCGTAACGGTAACTGCAACTGATACTTATTTCAAGAATTGTGTTTTTGGAACTGCAACAATAGGGCGGGATGAAACAAGCCCAAATGTTACTTTGACAGTTCCTTCTACCGGATATGGCTATACGGTTTTTGAAGATTGTATCTTCCAGGTGTTTCTTACGGATGGTGATCCGGTGTTTGTTTCGGTAGCTAATACTTCCGGGGTGACATGGGCGGATTTCATTAATTGTAAATTTATCGCCATATCTTCAAATATGGCTACTGCTATGACCTATGCTTTTAAATTTTCAAGTGGGTCAACCTGTGGAATGAGTATAGACCATAATTGCGAATTTATTAACGTCAGCCATTTGGCAGCAACCGCAAATATGAAGTACATCTGGACTCCGACTGTATTTGCAGCTACAGCAGATGAGCTTAATGCTCTCTCCATTAACTCAGCAACTTATTAACCAAAACTTAAAGGGGGAGGGGAGAGAAACCCCCCCCCTTATTTCTAAAACAAGAAAATCGTAATGACCGATCTAAAACTTTATATTAATTGTAAACGATGTAATGGGACAGGAATATTCACGCCTGAAATTGGAGAACCAATGTCTTGTGCTTCTTGTATAGGAACGGGAAAATATGAACAAGAGTATTTTAATATTGATTCTGTCATTGATCTAATTAACGTAAAACTTGATGTCCTTACTGATAAAATCAATGATATTTTAGATAAATGCAACGACATTAAAGAAAAGTGTGATGAGATTTTTTGATGAAGTAAAACCGTAATAATTTTTTAGTTAGGAGGATTTATGTCAGAAGAAGAACACCGAGGACCAGGACGGCCAAAAGTAATTGCACCAACGATCCTAATTAAGGGTGAAAACCGAAATTGGAAGGATTTTTTTGGATCAGTAAGTAAAGGATCGGCTAAACCTGCATTTACTTCACCATCACGGGTTGATGGGATAAAAGCAGAACGGGATCATTTGGAAAAACAACTTAAATCCGGGCTTATCCACCCTTCCCGGCGTATGGAGATTGAAGAACGACTAACGCATTATGATGAGCGGGTTGATAAGTTTAGAGATGAAAAGGACGCAGCTAAGGAACTTTATATGAAAGATCAGGAGCATTGGGATACGAGAGAAAAAGAGTTAAGAAAGGTGATACAAGATGCAACTCCACCGGACAAAATGATTGAGAAAAAGAAAGTCAATCCTCATGTTATATTTAAGGCTGAACAAGGTGGTTTAAAAGAAAAGAAACTGGAATGGCAGACGATTCGTTCATTGCAAGAGGAAGATACCGACTTAACTTATCTGGGAACATAAAAAAATGGCAACAAAAACAACCGATTTTCTGACTTCGTTACAAATTAGATTAAAGAAGACTTTATCTACTTCTTCTACGCCTACGCTCGCACAGGTATATGAAATAGTTTATAACTTCTCTGATAAGTTGCTTGCTCTTTGTTCTCAGTTTAATAGCGAGTTGGGAAGAAAAACTGCTTCAATTTCACTTGTTGACGGGACATCTTTATATCGTGATGTGGTTGATGATTTCTTTGCACCTGTAACGATGTTTGTAGAAGGAGTCCCTTATTCAGGTTGGTTGGAAAAAACTTATGACCGGGTAGGATTACAAATCACCAATGAATTTGATTCACTTAATTTTGGGGTAGGATCAACCAATGAAAATGAACCAAACAAATTCTATCTGGATCAGAATGGGAATTTAGTTCTTCTTAATACTCCCGATGCTTCTTACACCTTTAAATTTCCCTATTATTATCATCAAACCAGAATAGCAGCTTCAACCTTATCTGTGGCGGGAGCCTCAAAAGCCAGTCCTTGTGTTATTACTTGCACTGCTCATGGGTTATTTACCGGAAATAGGATTTATATTGATAGTGTAGTGGGAATGACCCAACTCAATGGATATTGGTTTACGGTTACACGGGTAACAGCCGATACTTTCAGTCTTGATGGAGTGGATTCAAGTGCTTATACAACCTGGGCAAGTGCAGGAACAATTTATACTTCGATTCCCTTTAATGGAGCATTCGATCATCTTTTTATCGAATACTGTGCCTACCGATTTCAGGCGATAGAAGAATATAATCAAACGACTGAGGAAGCTATTTTAGCAATTCTTTTTGAAGATGCGAGAAGAATAATTTTATCTCGAAAAGGCACCAGTTCAAAGGTAATTAGATAATGCCACAAGCAGGCCAAAAACATACTACACAAGAAGAGTTTCAAATTCCTTATCCAAGTGAAGGGATGAATCTTTCTACTCCAGTTCATTTACTTCCAGAGACTCAGGCACGGATTATTGAGAATTTTTATTATGACTATTCAAGTGGTGCATTAAAGACTCGGTGGCCGTTTAGGAGATATTCAACTACATCACCTAACGATAGTGAAGTGAATGGAATTTATTATTGGAATGATACGATGTTTTTTTCTTGTGATAGCCGATTGTATTATTTGGATGGTAGCCTTGCTTATTCTTTGCTTGGATCAATAGGAACTGAACCACCTTCTTTTTTACCTTTTCATAATAAACTACAGATTGCCTCTGGTATCGGATTGCAGCAGGTTGATACTTCAACCGTGTTTGCTACGGTAAGCGGAACAGGAATGCCTACAACGGTAAAACAATTATATGAACAAAATACCCGACTTTGGGCAATTGGTAATAGTACCTATCCTAATTATATTCATGGCTCAAAAGTAAATGATGAAACAGTCTGGTCAGGAGCAGGAACAGTATATTACGAATTAGGACAATCAGATGATGAGGCTCCTTTAATCGGATTGGTTAAGGGGCCTTCTGGGTACATTGTTTGTTTTAAAAAAGGGGATCAGCAAAAATACACCGGCTTTCTTGATCCAAACGAAACCGCTCCAGTATGGAGAGTAGTTTCAAATAACGAATCAGCCCATATTTGGAGAGGAACGGCTTACACAGCAAATAAACTTTGGGTTATGGATACTTTTTGCCCGATGGCAATGACGGGGACAGATGCTACTGAAAGACTGGTTATTGATCCCGATAGTCTTGTTATCGGTTCCCGGATAGCAAATGTCTGGGATATTGATACCACCGGATTTTGTGTTGTTTATCCTCCTCATGCTCAAATCTGGTTTTTCTCAAAAGCAACTTCAGAATATATTTATATCCTTCATTATCTTACTGGCGCTTTGACAAGATTCCGTCTTTTTGGGGGACTTCGTTTTTATAGTGCTTTTTATTTGCCAAGTGACAAGACACTCTATTTGGGTGGGAATGATGGTTATATTTATACTTATGATACCACCGGAGCAGGTGGTTATCAGGACAATCCTGGTGGTACAAATTATGATTATCTACAACGTTTTTTCTCAGCAGTTTTTGAAGTCTGGCCCCGATATGAACATATTCTAAAAAAACCAACACGTCTTGAATATCGAGGATTAGAGGAAGGGACGGGGAAATGGTCATTTTATAAGAATTTTGGGGCAGCTTTTATTGCCGATGATTTTGATAATGTTTCGATTACCTATACTTCTTCTTATCCTACACTTTATGAATATCGAGCTACTTCCCTTTACGAAAAAAGGGATGAGTTTCTTTATGTAAGCCAAATGCGTTCGACAGAAATTCCTTATGATAGTCCTGGAGTAGATAATATTCAGATGCAATTGGAAGTAAGTTCCGGGGCAATCGAAATAAGAAAGATTGATTCAGAATTAGCGAGAGGAAGAAAAAAATAATAAAGGAGATTTAAAATGGCACTTACACGAACTTATGCGGTTGATTATGCTGATGGGGCTGATAAGATTGGAGTAGATTCAACCTCAACCGGTGGAGTAAAAAAGATAGATGCTGACCTTACATTAGCCTATACCCATCTTACCAATCTACAAAAAAACTATACGGCAGCCACCAGAGCGAGTGGTTCCGTAGTTGGAATGATAAATCATGATACGGTTAGTGATAAATGGTTAGGCAAAGATAATAATGGTAATTGGGTTGGTGTTGGAGGATTGTTGGGTGATATTACGATGTTTTTCGCAACTTCTCAATCCTATACGATTCCCTACTCAGGAAAATACCGTCTTTCTGCTTTAGGTGCAGGTGCCTCTGGAGCGGCAATTTTTACCACGACAAGTGGTGGTGCGGCAACCGGTGGAGGTGGTGGAGCGTTTGCTGAAATTGAAGTTTACCTTATCGCTGGTGATGTAATTACTATCGTCATCGGAGCAGGAGGTGCGGCAGTTGCCTCATCGGTAAGTGGAACTGGTTATGATGGAACGGACGGCGGGGAAACCACGATACACGGTTCAGGTTCAACGGCAGCTACAGCACTCAATATGCACGCTGGGGGTGGTAAGGCAGGTTTAAAAACAGTAACCAACGCCGAGGCTAAAGCTGGTGGTGCAGGTGGAACGGCAACTGGTGGAACTATTAATGCTACAGGCGGAGCCGGTGGTGCGGCTACTCACCTAACAAACGGTGCAGAAGCAGGCGGCGGTGGAGCTTCTGGTAGTCCTTTTGGAACTGGCGGTGCTGGCGGTTCGGCTATATCAGCGGGTGCGGCAATCATCGCCGCTGGTGGAGGTGGTGCAGTTAATGGGTTCAGGGGTGGTAACGCAACAACGGCGGTAAAATGTGGCGGCGGCGGCACGGGTGGAAATGGTGGAGACGATGCAGTCACAGCGGGTGTGAATAGATTGGGAATGGTCATAGTATGTTCAAGTGACGGTATTGTCAGAACATCCCAATCTGTAGCTACTCTCGTTCTCGTAGGGTTTGATAGTTTAATAGACCCCTTTAGAGGATTAACGGGTGGTGGTAGTGCGGGGAATCAGACTGTGAGTCTTACGGCGGTTGTTGGTCCTGGTGCTGGAGGTGGGTCTCCAAATGCGGCTGGAAATACTTTTTTTCAGAATTCAGTGTGTGGTGGTACGGGCGGATGTTCTTTGGCAGCCGCAAGTGGTTCGTTGAAAGTGTATCTCGGTGGAGGCACGGGTGGTGCAACATCAACAGCAACCGGCCCAGCGACATCAGGCACCGGTGGAAATGGGCTTTGCGCAATCGAGAGAATAGGGTAACAAAATGAAACAAAACAAAGTTTTTAATATAAAGAGTAAACAAGAGGATGCAATTTCACACTTTACCGTTTCGATATTTCTTAAGAACGATAAGACGATAACGATTGACGATGTAAAAGTGATTGAGGTTAATGCGCAGGCGGGATTGCTTGTAATAGCAGGGGAAAATTTTGTAAAGGTATATCCCATTGTAAACATTGAACATTACGGGTGGATTGTACATGAAGTAAATGAGAGGAAATAATGAGAAAACCGGTTATAACAGAAGGACATAGTGGAGAACAAATTGGTTATCTTGCTGGAATCTTTGATGGAGAAGGAACTATTGGTATTGGCAAAAGCCATCCTGATGGAAGGGTGAGCTATTCATTAGTAATTCAAATAGCGACGATGCATCAAAAAACGATATTTTTATTATATCAATATTTTGGAGGAAATTTTTGTCTGGGAAAATCAACCAAAATGGCTTATTGGTATTGTTGTGGAAGTAATGTTGGGAAAATTTTGAAATTAATAATTCCTTATTTAATTGAAAAAAAAGAACAAACAGAGTTGGCGTTGAATTATTTAGAAGTTATTGATATTAAAAGTCCAGGAGGTGCATGTAGAACTGATTTGGAAAGAGAGTTACAAGAAACATATCATTTAATGATGAAAACATTGAAAAAGGAAAATAAATCTCAGAATGAAATTGAAGAAGAAATTGAAAAATTTACAGAACATAGGGAGGAAATAACATGATTTTCGAGATTTTAGATAAAAATGATAAGGTAATAAACACTATCGTTGCAGAACCAGACTTCGTGGAGAAAAACTACAAAGGTTTATATCGAGACATAACGCCAAAGTCCATACCAGTAGGAATTATTAAAGATGATATGACTAAAGTAAAGGATGCATTAAAGTCCATTGCAGCCAAAGTTGGCGCAACAGTTGATTTATAAAGTGAGGTAGAGAAATGGCATTAACAAATTCGTATATGAGTTTATTTAGAAAACCGGCAACAACCACCAAACCCGTGACTACAACTTCTCCTAATCCGGGACCAACACCGTGGGTTAATCCTGGAATGACTCCATTTTATCCAACACCCTGGATGACTGCACCATCGAATCCAGGGGGAATGCAAAGTATAACATATCCTGGTAGTTCTCAGGGTTCTTATCCAGCTCCAGGTTTACCTATAAGTTATCCAGCACCAGGATACCAACAACCTGGTTATGCTCCAAGTTATAGTTTACCAGCACAACCGATTAATATGCCTTATACTGGTGTAAAACCAGGCATACCTTATTCACCTCCAGGTGGTTATCAACCAACTGGACAAAAACCTGGTGGAGGTACCGGACATACAATATCAATAAATATGCCTGATGGGAGTAAAGTAACCGGGCCAGTAGGAAGCAGGTCAGTAATAGATGCTTTGGCAATGGCACACCAAGGGGGGGCTACTGGAGGAACTAATCCACAATTCCAACAACCAAATTATTCTAATATGCCCTATTTTCTTCAACAATTATTAGGGTTAGGGAGGTAGAAAAATGGCTACTTTATCTGATACTGGATTACCTTTAACCCCTTTTGGGATGCCTAAAGATTGGATTCCTCACATACCTACACCACCGGCGGCAACACCTCCCAAGGAAACACCTCCCAAGGAAACTGCTCCGGTAACTCCACCGTGGCAACCACAACCGGAACAAAGTTTGGCATATTTGAGGAACCCTGCATCCCGTTCAACTGATTATGGACCAATGATTTGGGACCCTACGACCGGAAGGTGGATTCAAATTTCTGCTAATCCTACTCCTTGGGACCCGAATCAATTATCAAAAGGTGTAATAATAGGAAGTTCAGACCCAAATTCCCCAAACTATATAACTCCCGAACGAGCCGCACAAATGGGACTGACACGTGAGGGTATAAATTATAGTTGGAATCCTACTTCAGAAGAATTGGCACAACATCAGAATTATTGGGCTTCACCGGAAGGTAAGGCTATGCTTGGTCAGTATAGCCAAACCGGTGGTGGGTTTGCTGGTTCACCAACTGGTGGCGCTCCGGCTGCTGGTTATAATATGTATAATCCAAATACCGGAGCGGTGAGTCCGTATAGTGGGGCATATCCTGGACAAGGTGGTCTGAATGCAGCTGGTAATCCTATATCAGGAACTACACCGGCGGCAACTGACCCAGCGGCTGCAGCGGCGGCAGCGGGTATCCCAGGAACAGGAACAGGAGGACAATTTAATTATCCAATGAACCCACTTGCTGATGCTGCAAGTCAACCAAACATAATGGCTCAAAACTCGCTTTTAGCCATGATGCAACAAGACCCTTATTTATCGGGACTTTTGCAACCATATCTTAACCAGGCTTATTCGGCAATCGGTCGAAGTGGAATGCCTACTTCTTCTTATACTGATCAAATGTTAGCTAATATCATTGCACCAATGTATTTAGCGAATCAGCAAAATGTGTTAGGTGGATATGGGAATCTAACTAACCAATTGGCACAGTTGGCAGCAACAGCACAGGAACCATATCAAACAGCATTAAACTATATTTTGAGTTTCTAATGACCACAAAAATAGAAAAACAACTTTTAAACATCGCTTTGCAGGGCAACAAAGACGCCATAGATTTTATGGAATCTATCATCTACATTACTCAAGTTTGGGATGATTTGATAGATAAAGACAAATCAGTAACTTCAGAGATGATAAACAAAACTTTTCATATTGCTTTGATTCAAGTACCACAAAACAGATTTTTTCAGCAATATGTGGGTTATTTATTACCAGTGATGAATGTTGCAATAAATGATTGGCTCGATGCAAACGTCTATGAATCGTCTGATAAAGAAGAAAAAAAAAGAGTAGCTTATGTTCTCCGTGAAAGTGTTAGCAACGTACTTGTTACCTGTACTTATATTATCGGTGGCTATGACTGGATGCGTAAAATGTCTTTAGATATTCGGAATTACATATTTGATGAAGATTACGACCATTATTTAAAAAAAGTGGAGGGATAAAAAAATGGGAACCATGGGTGGTAGTGAACAAAGATCAGGTCCCCTTGCTCTTGATCCTGCTTTAACTAATTTATGGAAACTTGTGACGGATATTTTTCTTGATAATATGGAAAATTATCCTCCTGGCGAACAATTAGATAAATACATGGGACGAATAGATGAGATAACTGGATGGCTTGATCAATTGACCCCTGATATGCAAGCTGTGGTTGATAAGATTTTCCCATATATGGAAACTGCTCAGGGTTGGCTTGAAAATACTATAGGAACTCTTACTGACCTTTATAAATCTGTTGAAGAACCGATTCAATATAACCGAAATATTATTAGTGAGGCAGGTGACTATTGGTTAAATGCTGAAAAAGAATATGAAGGAATAAAAGCTCAAATGCCTACAGTGGGATTCATGGGTAGTACTCCTGCTGGTGGTAGTAGTAATATTAATATGCAGTCCTTCCCCGCTAATGCTGCTAATAGACTTAACACACAATTTGGTACGGCTGCAGGAATTGGTCAAAATGCAGTCAATTCTATGGGTAGTCTTATGGGATTACAAAATACTATTGCGGGAACAGGTCTTGGGGCTATTGGACAATATCAAGGTGGAGCCGAAAGTATGGCTAACCTTATGAGCGCTCCAATTAACCTTGCGGCTCAACTTGCACCTTTACAAAGTCAATTAGCTGCTACTCAATATCAGACTCCTCTTAATTGGATGGATTTTGTTAAACAGATTCAACTTGGAAGATATGGAACGGCGGTACAATCATCAAATACCGATCCTAATTTTATGCCGAGTTTGGGATTTTCAATTCCTTTATTCGGTGCTTAGTTAAGGAGATAAAAAATGGGAATACAAATGGGAATTGGATTTGGTCCTGGTGGTGCTGGGATAGCAGCACAAGCAATGCAAAACCAAGCACTTGAGAAAAAAAAGAAACTTGACGAAGAAGCAAAGGATAGAGTTTCTAAAATTAGTCAGTTAGTAACAGCGGTTGTAATGCAAGGTGGAAAAAAAGGAATTGATCCTATGCTAAATATCCAAACTGGGGATCCTACTGGGGATGCTGATTTAGACAAAATGGTTCTTACAGCAAGAGACAACTTAGCAAAATTATCTCCTTACGAACAAGAACTGGCAAAAAAAACAGGATATGCAGTAGCAGAAACTGTAGGAAAAAGGTTTATCGCCGAACAAAAAAGGCAACAACAACAAACAACCCAAAATTTACAAGGTATTGAAAGAGGTAGAGGGATAGAGGCTGCTGGGGGGAATCCAATGATGCAATTATCGGGGGCAGAGTTAAGCCGACAAATGGGAGGGATGCCTCTTGGTCAAGCAGAACAATCACTAAGACAATATTATGGTGGTGGTAGAAATGTTGGCCGCTTACCTTTTGAAGAACCCACTTTTGGAATCGCAACGGGTGGACAACCACCGGCTCAACGATATGTCCGTGATGCAACGGGGAAATATGTACCAGTCAAAGAGGGAGTACAGGGTTATACTAAACCAACTCAACCACCAAAAACTACTCAACAAAAGATTGATGAACAGATTCAAATTGGAACTGGTCTCCAAAAAGCAAAAAAATATAATTCTTATGGGGCACTATTAAAAGCATGGCCTGAAGTAAGTCAATTACAACCAATAGATAAAAAGGTAATTCAAAACATGCTTAAACAAGGAGCTTCACAAGATGAAATTGATGATTTTATCGGTAAGGCTATTGAGAAAAGTGGTATTTCGGGAGATATTCTCTAAATGGAATACGCAGAATACTTAAGAAAATATAATCCCTCTGGTAATGTTAAATCTTCTCCAGAATCATCTTATGAGGATTATCAAAATAAGTATGGTTCTAAAGAATCAGAAGAAGAGTCTTTTGTAGCATTATCTTATAAGGATTATGTAAATAAATATGCTGCAAAAGAAAAAGCAAAAGAAAAATGGGTAAAAGAACAATTAGCCAAACCCACGACTATTGTTGAACAAAAAGTTAAACCTTCCATACCTCAAAAAGCTGGTGTTGCTCCTATAGAAATTAGTCCTGAAGAACGAGCAAAATTTGAAAAAGAAGAAGCGTTAAAAGAAGCGTGGTTTAATCCGGTTGCTGATTTCCCGGTTGGTGGTGTAATGGGGGCGATGGGTATTGGAGTTGCTAAAAAAGGTATTCCCTTACTTTCACGAATTATTCGGGAGGGTTTGGGTCAAGCCACCTGGGGGGCAACTGATATTTCAAAAGGATTAATAAAAGGTGGTATAAAAGCAGTTGAGGCTCCGGCTTTAGAAAAAACAATGGCACCGGCTGAATTTGAACCTTTGGGGCATCTTCCCACAGTTTTTACTCCGGCAGAAGAAATTATTTCAGGTAGCGCCAAGACTGGAGCGCATATACCAAAAACATTACCTGCGCCAGCAAAAGGGGTGGGGAAAGATTATATTTCTGTTTATCGGGCAAGCCTTAAACCATTTGACCGAAATCGTATAAAAGAAGGGATTTATGTTTCTCCCAGCAAGCAAATTGCTGATTATTTTAAAACTGGTGAAAGAAAAGTTGAGGAATTGTTTCTTGCTAAAGATGCAAAAATATTAGAATACAAAGATATTCCAGAAGAAATTAAAAATATAAAAGATTGGGATAAGTATAGTCCTGCGGTTGCTAAATATGCAAAAGGACAAGGTTATGATGCTGTTTATTCAACACCCGAACAGTTGGGAATAAAAGAACCAATAAGAAATGAACTAACAATTGTAAACCCCAATAAAATTTATACAAAGGGAGAAATAACATTAACCGAGCCAGCAAAAGGGGTGGGGAAAGAACCAGTTGTTGAAACTGCTATATATAAAGATAAGAATGGGAATGTTATAGGGGAAATCACTGGTAAGGAACGTAGTGTTTATTCGCATCCAGAATTTGAAAAAATAGCTTTTGAAAAAGAACATACTCATTTTGAACGTGGAGGATTTTCTTTGAATGATATTAATTTGTTTATTAAAGGGACTCTGCGAAAAACTACTATAGTTTTGCCGGATGGGAAAAAATGGTCATTCGTAAAGCCTACTGGGTGGAAGTACCCACAAGAATTAAGCGGATATGAAGTTAAAGAAATAGCTAAAAAGATAGAAGATGCTGTTTTTGAAAAAATAGACCCCCATAGTACGTTTGATGAAATATGGGAAAGGCAAACACAGGCTATCGCGGATAAATTTGGTTTTACTTTTAAAGTTACTCCTAAGGCAGTAACCGAGCCAGCAAAAGGGGTGGGGAAAGAACCGTTTGTTTTGAAAGACCAACTTGTAGAAATAGAAAGAAGACAAGCCGAAGCTAAAAAATTGATAATTGAAAAATATAGGAAAGCCAAAGAAGATATTAAGAGCGGTAGACCAGTAGAAGAAGTTTTACCCGAGATGAAAATAACTGCGGAAGAAGTTGAAAGAATTAAGACCGCCGCTGGTCAACCATATGATCCTCTTAAAGGTGAAAAGGGTGCGGTTCAATTAACAAGACCAAAAGCTACTTCCCCAGCTATTGATGCTGTTAAATCAATGATAGGGAAACCTAAGAAAGAAAAGTTTTCTTTACTCGACCGAATGCGTCAGACCTGGACAGACCGGGGAGCTTTCTTAGAAACTTTCGTTAAAGAAGCAAAAAATCTCTCCCCTGCTAAAATTAAGGCTGAGGAAGACCCATATATTCTTTTCAGGAACTATGCTGGTCGAATGGGGAAAGTTGAAGCTGCTCATGACCAATTGAGAACTATTATCGCACCTATAAAACATTATCAGCATGAATTAGAGACTTATCTTCTCTCTCAAAGGACAATTGAACGGGCTAACCGAGGATTAAAGAATCCTGCCAAAGTTGACGCTCAAACAGCATCACAGGCTATTGATGATATAAAAACACAGATTTCACCAAAAGCCTTTCAAGAAATTGAAAAATCTGCTCAGGGCTTTTATAAATGGTCTCATGATAATATCTTACAACCAGCCAAAGATAGTGGTTTAATAAGTAACGATACCTACCAAAAGATAATCAGTGAAAATAAGAACTGGCTTCCTTTCAATGTCATTAAATATCTTGATGATATTGAACGCTTAAAACCAGGAGCAGAAGTTTTCTCTGTAGCCAGTCAGGATGTTATTAAGGCAATGAAAGGAACTGAAGAATTAATCGAGGCTCCTTTTGATGCTGTTACCCGAAGATTAGTTAATGCAGTTTCTACGATTGAAAGAAACAATGTAGGAAGAAAGTTTGTTGAGTTAAAGGATAAAATTCCTGGATATGACCAAATTATTAGAACATTAAAATCTACTGAAAAACCTAAAGAGGGAGAAGAAATTTTTCATGTCTTTATGGATGGAAAAGTTAACCGTTTTGCTATTCCCCAAGACACTGCTATTTCTTTAAAACAACTTAACCCGAGTCAGGTTGATGGAATTACTCGTTTTGCTTCTGCCACAAATGCTGCTTTTCGGGCTGGTGCTACTACTCTATACTTACCTTTTACAATAAGTAATGCTGTAAGAGATTTCTATATGGCTAAAATTGCTTCCCGAGTTGGATTTAGTGTTGTTGATTGGGCGAAAGGATTTAAGGAAGCTGCTAAAAGTCAATTTGGTTTTGAAAGTAAACTATACGATGATTTCCTAAAAAACATGGGGGGAATGAGTGGATATGTAGGGAGTTTAAAAAAACCAAGTATAGGGACTAAAAAACTTTTTGAATCTAATATTGCCAGAGCTGGGAAAGTAGTTATTAATCCGTTTGAGTTAATAAGTAGGGTTTCTCAAACTATCGAACTTACTCCTCGTCTTGGAGTTTATGGACGAGCAATAGGAAAAGGAGCAAGTGGTACTGAGGCGGCCTTTGCTGCTCGAACCGGAACTATTGATTTTGCTAAAGCTGGTACGCTGATGAAAGTAATAAATCAATGGATACCCTTTTTAAATGCCAGAGTACAAGGGAGATTAAACGTTGCGAATGCTTTTAAGGATAGACCAATTAGAAGTGCTTTTAAAGTAGGGACTTTAGCAATGATGCCTGGTATCGCTACCTATGCCTGGAATAGAACAAATTATAGCGATCTTTATGATGAAATTCCTCAGTATGTAAAAGATAACTATTTTACATTAATAACCGGAGAAACCAAAGATAAAGAGGGAAATCGAGTTCCCCAGTATTTTAAAATTCCCAAAGGCGATATAGGTCAGATGTTTTATAACCCAGTGGAATATGCCTTAGACTATGCTTTTAAAAAGGGCGACCAGAAAAACGTTCAGGAGTTTCTAACTAACTTTCTAAATGATATTTCCCCGGTTGAATTTGCCCGGGAAGGAAAACCTTCTATTACTAAAATGGCTGCGAGTGCTTTACCGCCTTTTGTAAGAACTCCACTTGAGGTAGGAACCGAAGAATCTTTTTATACTGGTTTCCCTATGATTCCTGAACGGTTAAAAAAGGTAGCCCCAGAACTTCAATATACAGAATATACCCCAAAAATTTACAAGAAAATAGGACAGGCTTTAGGTATATCTCCAATAAAATTACATTATGGAATGGCTGGAATGTTCGCAGGATTAGGAAGAACTGGAATTAATCCGGCAGATATTGGAAAGTCTACGATAGAACGATTCTATAGTGAAAAAGGTGGAGAAACGGAAAGAAAAACCTGGGAGTATATTGAGCAAGGAGAAAAGCATTATGCTACTGCCAGGGAATTAGCAAGACAAGCCTTACTTAAAGGTAAGAAATTTGGGGAAGTCAAAGAAATGCTTCATGACCAAAACCAGAAAGCTCTTGAGATTTTGGGAAAAATTGAAACATTAAATCTCCCTATTCCAAAAGGTCAAAATATCAATAAATTTAAAAAGTCAATCACTTTTAGCCAGGCTGATTTTGAAAGGCTTATTAATCAATTAAGGGAAGAAAAAAAAGGCAAATCAACCAATATAAGTAGAAGATTAACCGGAAAATAAGGAGGCAACTTAAATGAAAAAGTTTTTTATTACGCTCGGATTAATATTGATTTTAGCAAGTAGTTCTTTGGCATTTGATATGCCCTGGGACTTAGGAACGAAATACTGTAAGTTAATACAGAAAACCACAGCTCCAACTTCAAGTGATGTTTCTTACCAAATCGGAACGGTCTGGCTGGATACCACTAATGATGTGTTGTATCAATTAACAGACATAACTTCTGGGGTTGCAAAATGGACTATAAGTGCAGGTTACGAAACCATCTACATCCCCGCCGCTTCCATGACCTCTACGGCCACTAATGGAGCAACCTTCGGAACCTACGAATATGTTACCAATGACATCAACGCTGACTTCTATGCCTTTGATGGAGCGACAGAACAATACGTCGAATGCGAATTTCCTATGCCGGAAGATTGGAACTTGGGAACCGTTAAGGTCAAAGTTTATTGGTCATCTGCAACGGGTTCTACTGCCGGTGATACTTGCGAATGGGAAATACAGGGAGGTGCGCAATCAAATGACGATGCTATTGATGCCGCCCTGGGAACTGCTCAAGTTATTTCGGATGTCTTACTTGCAAACAATGGTGCTGATAGGCAACTTTCAAATGTCACCCCTGCGATAACCATAGGTGGAACCCCCGTTCTGGCTGATATGATTCATTGGAAGATTTCAAGGAATGTTGGTGGAACCGATGATATGACAGAAAACGCCTGGCTTTCCGGTATTTGGATTCAATATCTTGCTAATGTCTCAGTAGCCGCCTGGTAAGGAGATATACTATGAAAAAACGAATCCTATCAATCATAATAGCTTTACTGTTTCTCTCTACACCTGCTTGGGCTAACAGCATCATGTTCCACAAGAATAGGCTTTTGAAGGTTGCTGGAGGCACGTTCACCGCAGCGAATGCCAGAAGTTCCTATGCCAATACAGTTGCTTTTGCTTGCGCTAATGGTGTTGATTTGTCTGCTTACGCCGGAACAGATGCCGGTTATACGCCTTATGTAATAGTATTTCAGGATGCTACTGGTGGCGATACGGCAATCGGCTATCTCGGGGCGAATGGGACGGCGGAGACATTGAGTGGGAGTGAATTATTAACCAATCCGAGTTTTGATACTAATACTACCGGATGGTCAACCTATCAGGGTGCTATTGCGTCTGTTACTGGTGGACAAAGTAATAATTGTTGTGAATTAACACGAGTAAGTGGCACATTACAGACTACTTCTCAAACTTTCACAACTGTTGTTAAGGCACTTTATAAAATATCAACTTATATAAAGAGTGGAAGTTCTGGCAATGAACAATATTGGCTTTTATTAGAGGATGCATCTACAGGTCTTGATTGGTGCTTAGGTATTGGGACGTCTTCTGCTTCTTGGGTGCAAAATGTTGGATATGTAGTTGCATTAGATACAGATGGAAGATTTATATTAGTTAAAAATTCTGCAACAGCGGGAACAATGCTTTTTGATGAGACAAGTGTTAAGCAAGTAACCGACTGTGCCGCCACGGGTCTTCATGTGATGAGTGCCAAAAACGGGACGACACAAAGTTGGTATTATATCTCACCGACTTTCGGATTCAATGACGCAACTATTATCTATAGGATTTATCGGGTGTACTAATGAAATTCCTTTTAGAAGAAACGATATATTTTATGGCAGTTACCTTTTGTATATGCTTGCTCTTTTGGTGGCTATGGCAATAAAGATAATTGAAAGACCCGTTACCGTAGAAAAGAAAACCAATCTCGATGAACTCATTGCAGAATTACGAAATCAGTTTACTGGTTGTTTAGCGGCTACTAAAGGCTGTGAAGATTTCCAGGTTGATTGCTGGCGGCTCCTTATCAAGCTCGAAAAGGAAGCGGAAAGGTTAAATGAATCAGATAAATAGGCTAATAAGTTTTGAGGGAAGTAAGAAAAATAAGGATGGCCGCCATATTCTTTATAAATGTCCTGCGGATAAGTATACTTTAGGCTATGGCAGAAATATTCAAGACCGGGGTATCTCCGAGGAGGAAGCTTTGTTCATGCTTCAGAATGATATTGACGAATGCAACGAAGATCTTAAAAAGATATTCCCGAAATGGTTAGAGTTCTCTGGAAGCCGGCGGGTGGCGTTGAGGGACGT